CAGAACTATATTCTTTAATAATCTCTTGTTTTTTGGAATCATAATACTGAATCAATTCCTCTTTATAAATTTTAGAAGATTGCTCATCAAACTGTTCCCAATCATAAGATGGTTGCATTGTTTGTGCCATGGCTGTGGTTGTTACTAAAGTGAACAACAGACTTACAAATAGTGTTTTCATGTTTTTCATTTTTGATTTCATATACAAAGATATTCTAATTTTTTTGAGATATCCAAATTTTTTTTAGAATATTTTGCCAGACTAAAATAAAAAACCCCACCGAATAAGTGGGGTTTTTTATTCATAGATTAGTTTGTGTTTGGTTAAGATTGTAACTGTTTTTTCAGTTCACGATTTTCATTCTCCAATCGAATTACATGATTCTCCAATTCGTCAATTCTCTTAACCATGGATTTCATTTCTTCTTTTAGTTGTTGGATTTCAAGTTTCTGAGCGGTTGCGGTTTCTTTCCACATTTCCAACACAGCTTGAGCATTCTGTACTTCAATTGATTGTTTGGTAAATCTTCCTGATGTTACCCAACCAATAATACCGGCTATGATAGCCGTAACAATTTCACTTATAGGTAAGTTATTCATTAATGTATATTTCCTGAATTATTTGGTGAACCGTACCATTGTGGAAATGGACTATCTGCACATAATGGTGATGTACACCCATACATTTTACCGTTCTTCCAATAGTAATTGGTACCAGGTAAAGTTATTGGAGATTGAAATGGAGCTTGTGGGATTGGGGGTAATTGTCCCTCGTTCAAATTTCCGTTGTTGTATTCAGGATATAAACCTGATTTGAATATTAAATGTCTTCTTAATAAATTATCTTGAAACTCAGCATCATTTTTTGCTTGGTTCTTAATGTGTAAGAATAATTTAAAATCAATTGAACTACCTTGTTCAGAACGATTCTGTACAATTCCAACTGACATTAGTTTGGCCATGAAATTATCCACAGCTCTGAACAAAGCATAACCAATCAAAGCTGGTTGAATATATTTGTCCAATAAGTTTTTATAGTTTGAATTACCAGCGTCACCAATGGTTCCGTTATCAACCAAATCCAAAATATGTTGATATAGATTTGTACCCAAGGATTCTTGGATTTCTATATTTTGACTAACCATTATTGCGTATCTTAACTCATCCGATTGAACGTTCTCGTTAATGTACGAATAGGTCTTTAATAATTCTTCTGATATTAATAATACGTTATTCATTATGCTAAGATTTGGTTTTGTTGTATAACTAAGCTTATTTCTTGGTCAGGGTAGATAAGTTCAAGTAGAGGTTGTAATTCTCTATTCATGAAGTTCTGAATTGGTTTTACAGATGTATTCATAAATAACTTGTATGCTGTTTCCAATTGGTCAGCAGATGATGTAAATCCGCCAGGGTTTGGTAATCCAATTAGACTACCATCAATAATTTTGTGACCACTCATGATTTGTTTTTGAACCAAATCAAATATGTTTGAGAAATATCCTGATTCAACTGATGATTGAATTTGTGTAATGTCAGGTTTCTGTTCTGATTCACCATAAGATACAATTACACGACCAGCATTCTCAGGTCCCATGTATCTGTTCTCGATGTTTCTCAATATTTGATTTTGTTCATTTTGAGAATCGGGAGCATTCATGTTGAAGTGTACCCATAGAGATGGTGATAAACCATTCTGAATATTTGCTAAGTTGAATACGGTAATTGCATGATTCAATCTAACATCATTGATTACAGATAACCAATCAGGTGCTCCATAATAATCATAACCGGATTGATATTGTTTGATGTGAACAATTTGTCTATCTGTAAAATTCTTTGGGTCAAATTCAGAGAACTCAACGATACCCGCTTTTCTCCAATTGGCCCAATCTCTACAATACATAAATTTTGTTACAGGGTCACCCATTTCTTTCGGTTTTCCTAATCTCATGTAACGAGAAGGAATAACGTGGAAACCAGCAATCCCTTGAGACCTATCTTGTTTCCATACAACTTCCAAAAATAGATTACCAGTTGTAATAAACTCATAATACATTTTTCTTGCTACATCATTTATGTATTCTTTGCTATTAATTTTATAATCGGTTACATAGCCCATACCGACAGCGTTATCCACTTTGCTACGAACACATGCGTTTTGTATTGGTGATGCGTCATTTAACAGATATAGTTCATTTACGAACATATTGTTTTCACCCCAACGAATGAATACCTCGTTGCGGTTAAACACCTCTTGGAAACTTGTTAGGGTGTTTGCACCAAATTTTAATTGTTCAATGTTAATCATCCTTGATATACTTTAAATACTTGACTCGATGAATTGCCAGTGTAACTAACAATATCGTTATATACAGGATTGGTCCCAATAATATTGGCCATTCCTTCATATACCACATCGAATGCTGTTAATGGGTTCAAATTTGTTGGTGATGCTTGTTCATAGATTTTCACATAATATTGACCCGGTATTAGGTGCAAGTTTACTGGTGTTGTCGTTCCTGTTGCAATATAAACTTGAGCGCTTGATGAATCAACATCAATTTGGAATTGGTCATAACTTGGTTCATACCCAATTGCACCTGTAGCAGGTAACAGGTATGGAATGAATTTCCAATTCTGTTTTGTTAATTTGTGGGTCATTGTCCACAAATAATACACATTACCTGTTAGTTGTTTATTACGACTGCAAGTTGCTACTACTGTGTTTAATTGAGCTTGAGTTATCTGTATCATAATTATTTAATCATTATTATGGAGGACAAGTTCCCCAAACTGGTTTATAACCAGGACTAAACGCTCCACCAAAACTACTTGGTTCCGTTGGAATATTTGTTACACACCATCCGCTTAAGTCTTGGTTATATGAGTTTGCGGAGTTAAACATTTGTGTCATATTCGTAGCCGCTGATGTATCCCAATTATTCAATGGTTGATTGAAAATTGTACAACTTTCAAATGTTGCCAAGAATGATACTACACTTGAAACATTCCAACTATTCAATGGTGTATTAAATGCGTAACATTGTAAGAACATTGCGTGCATGTTAGTTATCGTTGATACATTCCAATGGTCAATATTACCAGCGAAACTATGACATACTGCAAACATTCCAAATAAGTTTGTACAACTACTGAAGTTTGGTGCATCTGATGCGGTAACATTTAAGTTCACACAACCATAGAATGCCAATTCCATTGTTGTCCACGGTGTATTACCCCAATTGGTAATATTGGTAATTTTTTGTCTATCACCAGCGAAGTTAAAATATATACGAGGGAATGTTCCACTAATACTAATATTATAAATTCCACTTGTAGCATATGTATGTGATACTGAACCCGGTGAACCACTTAATACCGTGGTATTTCCATCACCCCAATTGACAGTTGCAGAATATCCTCCACCTTCACATGGTAATACAAATGTATCTGAAGCAGAACCAGGGTTTGCGGTGTTAACCGTAAATTCAAAATTGTTATTAACTACAGAAGATGGACTTGGTGTAACTGTTGGGGTTGGTGTAATAGATGGAGTTATACTTGGAGATATACTTGGTGTTGGTGACACTGAAGGTGCTGGTGCAAAGTATTTTGTGTTGATATAGTTTTCCATATTGGTAATTTCTGTACCACTTGGAATAGCATCAAGTTTAACAAATTCAACTACGGTCATTCTTGGAGTAACCGCTCCAATTACATCAACATAACTACCAATGGTAATATTACCTAAGTTAAAGTTTGCACCTGCTCCACCACTAATTTCTTGAACCTCGTTAGTTAAATTTGCACTTGTTGATTGATAAAATTTAGAAAGGAGCTGAACTTAATTTATCAATAAGTTTTGCAACAATAATAACTGTAGCATCAAATGTATCTGAGCTATTAATATCATAAATGTAACCACAGTCTTCGCTATCTAAATTCGGGTTAAATTTAATTGATGGTTGGTTATTCCAATCAGCATCTGATGCTGAATATGTTGCTAAGAAAGAAGCATCATTTGGTAATAATGTATGACCACTATAACCTGTCCATCCTGTAACAGCAGTTCCTGATAAACCTACACCACTACCGGCTGTCCACCAATCATATAGATTAGAGAAAGATGCTGGTGTCCAACCACCTGCTGAAGATGGACTTGGAGTTGGTGTTGCCGATGGTGAAACTATTGGTGATGTACTTGGTGTAATTGATGGAGTTATACTTGGTGTTGCACTTGGCGTAGAAGTTGGTGTTGGTGTTGTTGTTGGACATACAGCCGGATATTGTAGATAATTATTTGGACTAAAATATTCAGTGGCTGGATAATATACTGACCCATCTGTAATAGGTGGTTTTGTTGCAATATTTTGAATTGCATCTAATGTTCCACCATTTATTACAAAATCACCTGTTGCTCTAGTAATATGATATTCATAACTATTAACACCAGTAATAATTGTAAAAATTATGTTATAATAATATAAACTACCATCATATTTTTGATATATCGCATATGTAGTACCAGTTAATGGACCTGCTGTAAATGTATTTGTTATTTGATTCCAATAACCACCTGATAATGTTCCACCTGTATATGAATAAGTTCTATCAAAAGTACCGGTGGCCCCAGAAAATATAAAACTAATTGAACTATATTCTAATTGTTCAGGACAAATAGGAAATGGTGTTTGAGTAATTGAAGGAGTAATAGATGGTGTGATACTCGGAGTAACTGTTGGTGATGGTGTGATACTTGGTGTTATTGATTGAGTGATGCTTGGAGTTACACTTGAAGTAGGAGTAACACTTGGACTTGTGGTTGGTGTAACGGTTGGAGTTGGTGTTCTTGTTGGGGTAACTGTTGGAGTTGGTGAAGGTATGGTTGGACATGTTGACCATATTGGAAGATTACCATCAGTCAGAGCTGATGCAACTCTAAATGAAGGTGGTTCAGATGGGATTGGTATAACACACCAAAGAGTTAAATCTTGGTTGAATATGGTTGCTCCTTGGAACATATAATCCATTGAATTTGGACCAACAATTCCTGATGTATTCCAATTACCAATATCAACATTAAAAGATGCTGCTTTATAGAACATCCAAGAGAAATCAGTTACACCGCTAGTAATCCAGTTACCAATATTTCCATTGAATGATTGAGCACCACTAAATGTGTATGACATATTGGTGACACTTGAAGTATCCCATATACCTAAATCACTAAAGAAATTAAGACATGTTTGAAATGTACCTTCCAATGATGTAACATTGGTAGTATCCCAGTTATCTAAATCTTCTACTAAATTAA